TTAATACCAAAACACGGCTTGATTATTACGACTCGGATGGGGTGGTGCTGGTTTTGTTTCCCCCGGCTTAACAATTATCCGATCAACTGTTTCATGAGTAGCAAAGGTGCAACTACAGTTTATATTTGTGCACTGGTGATAACGTTCTTTCGTTTGTTCACTCAGGTAACGGCTAGACCGAGCATGTGCTGCGGTTCTACAAATCGGGCAATGCATCATATTGGTGTCCCCTCCTCTATCTGCTTATGCAAATATGATAGCATTACAAACGCTTAAAAATTAGCTTTATGTGAACTTAATATAGATAAAATCACTTATTGTGAATTTCATTCAGCCTCATAGGTCACATCTGACAACAACACTTCGAGAGATAATTGTGTGGTGTAGCCGCTGTTACTCAGGCTGTGCGATACCTTGCTGATTATCCAGCTTTGTTGGTCTATCACGGATTTAAAGCCATTGACCGCAACTGGGGTTTCAGGGAATAAATCAGCGCGCCCCATGGCTAAGGTGATAGAAAACTCAGCCACACCGCGCTGTAACTTCTCCCATTTAGATTGAGCGGCACGCATGGCGGCTTTTTGCGTGGCGTAAACCGTGGTGATAACAAAAACGTTATCTTCTGACCCCACCAGATAATCCCCTTGTTTTTCCTCCACCGATTTTTTCACTGCGGCTGCTTTGGCGCGGGTCGGTTTGGCTTTGGGGTGTTCCAGCGCGCGGAGTTGTTTAAACTTGGGCTTGCGCTGCAACTTAACCTTTTTCGGCTTGGCCGGTTTGGGGTCTTTAGTGTGCAACCAACTGGCGCTCACGCCGGTATACGCGCCCCGGTCAGCAATACTAAAACTGTGCTGGTCGCCATCCTGCCGGGTAATGGTCATCTGCGGAATGGGTTTACCGCTGGCCGTGACACCACTGCCCGGCTTGATAAATAACAATCGCCCAGCTTTGACGGCGGCCACTGCACCATTGAGCGAGGCTAACCGGGTGATAAACTTGGCGTCTGTTTCTTGGGTCTGGTCGATATGGGAAATAGCGATATCCGCCAGCCCCTCGGCCAGCATGGCTTTCAGGTTATTGCGCTCGGCCACCTGCGCCACCACTTTCCCCAGCGTGGTTTCATGATAAGAGGCTTCCCTCCGCGCATTGAGCGCCCCCCGAAAATCGGCACTGCGCGCACGAATGGTCAGCGTATCCGGCGCGCCATGGTGCTCGACTTCATCCACGGTAAAATCGCCTTTACCAATTAAGGCCGAGCCTTTCCAGCCCAAAAATACCGACAGCACTGCGCCGCGTTCCGGTAAGGCGAGTTGGCCGTCGGCGTCATCCAGTTCAATATCAAGCTGGTCAGCCTCAAAGCCTCGGTTATCGGTCAGACTCAGAGACAGCAAACGGTCACGGATATTCTGCGTGATATCTTTCGCGTTAATCGTCAGCATATAGTCCGGGGCCATATCCGCCCCGGCAGGTAGAGACATGCCGGTCATCATGAGAATAATCCTCCGATAGCTGCCTGTGCTTTACTGGTCATGGCTGTCGCTTTACCCAGCAACTCGTCAGCCTGTTGTTTCATGTCGCCGAACATGGCCGTTAATGACTCGTCAACCCGCAACAGATTGAGGGTGAACTCAATACGACGGGCGCTACCGTCTTCAAAAAAAAACGCGCCGGTCTGGCTCAGGCTCTCGATGACAAACATGCCGTAAATCATGCCGCTACCCTCAACCAGCGGCCACGCCTTGCCTTGGTCAGCCATCGCCTCAAGGGTCAGCAATGACAGACGGCCGCCGGTCAGCTCCGGCAATAGCACCCCGGACAAAGTAATTTTTTCACTGTCGACGCCAAGAAATTGCGCAGCCGGACGCAAGCCCACCCGGCTGTTAGTCGGCCAACGGTAATCAATGTTGCGATTCAGGCTTTGATAAGGCGTTGTCTGGCGCATAAAGACAAATAAACCCAGTGATAACATCATGATTAACCACTCTCCATCTGGCCGCGTGACCGGGCGCGCTTATCCCGTTCATTTTTTGCAAGGGCATCCACCATCATTCGCTCTGCATCCTGTCGGCTCATACCCGGCGGGATACTCACCTTGATATCATTGGTAGTCACACTGCTATCAACAATGGTGGTACCGGTATTGGCGGTGACAGGTTGATAACCCCCGGTAAGCAAGCCGCCACTGGGCGAGTATCCGCCTGCGTAAGGGTTATCTTTCGGAACTTTATCGGCCAGTCCGTCAGACTTGGTGTCGATAATGCCGAGTTTTTCCAGCACCCAGTCAATGCCACTGCGCAGCGTATTTAGCGCATTCATCGGCAGACTGAGCGCCGCCGCCAAGCCCTCACCAAATAACTTGCCCGCGTTGGTGGCTACGTCCAAGGTTTCCTGCGTCGCTTTCACCGGCTTAATCAGGTCAGCGAACCAGTTCGAAAGCTGTTTCACCTTGTCACTAAACCAGTTGAACACCGGTTTAAGCGGCTCAAAAGCGGCACTGATTGGCCCCATGGCAGCAGTGAAGCCCTCAGCCACGCCAGCAATAAAGGCGCTGATAGGCTCCCAATATTTACGAATAAGCAGGCCACCGGCCACAATGGCCGCCACCACGGCGACTATCGGCCATGTCAGCGCAGTAAGCGCGGTGGCAATGGTTCCGGCCATCAGGGAAAAACCAGTACCGAGCAGACCCGCCCCGGCCAACAACAGGTTAAACCCAGCCATCACCGGCCATGCAATTAACCCCAACGCACCCAGCCCGGCAACCAGTGCCAGCGCCGCGCCGGTCACTTTGGTAATGGTGCCAACCAGTTCAGGGTTTTTCTTAGCCCATGCCGCGGCATTAATCAGCCAGTCCGTTGCGGTGACGGTCAGTTTTCGCAAGGCGGAATCTTGCTTTTCAAAGACTTCAATTTCTAAGTCTTCCCATGCCGAACTCAGGTTTTTCAGGTCGCCGTCAAGGTTATCCATCCTAACCGTGGCGATAGATTGTGCGGTGCCATCGGCATTTTTCAGCTTGCTTTGTTTCTCCGCCAACTTGCCGTTACCGGCTGCGGCCACCAGTTTCACCGCACCTTTCATGGCTTCCTCACCGAATATCACTTTCAGGTATTCGGCTTGCTGCGCGGTGCCTAACTTGTTCTTTTTAAAAGAGCGGTCAATATCTTTGAGGATTTTCTCTACCGGCAACATGTTGCCTTTGCGGTCACGGGTGGTTATTCCCAGCTCGCGCAAGGCTTCCGGCGCTTTGCCGATAGGGGCTTGTAACCGGCTAAACACCGCGCTGGTACTGGTGCCCGCCATACTGCCTTTGATGCCGTTATCGGCCAAAACGCCCAGCAGTGCGGTGGTGTCTTCAATGCTGGCCCCGGCGGCCTCGGCAATCGGGGCCACGTATTTCATGGCCTCGCCCAGCTCTAACAGGTTGGTGTTTGAGCTGGTAAAGCCTTTCGCCATCACATCCGATACGCGCTTAATCTGGTCTAATGGCAGGTTAAAGGCTGATTGCATGTTGGTAACGATGTCGGCCGCTTCGGCGATATCCACACCAGACGCCAGCGACAGGTTAACTGTCGGTTCAGTTGCCGCCAGAATGGCGTCAGCGTCATAGCCGGAACGGGCCAGCGTGTCTTGTGTTCGCGCCACATCTGTCGGGGAAAAGGCGGTGGAGCCACCGATATCCCGCGCCTGTTGGCGAATGGCCGCCAGTTTGGCGTCGTTTTTATCCAGCCCTAAAATCGCCTGCGTACCGGACATCTGGCTGTCAAATTCCATACCCGGCGCAATCAGTTTCGCCGCGCCGTACAGTCCGGCGGTTGCGACGCCAAGACTGGCCGCGCCCACATTACGTACTGTGGCGGTGGCCGCTTTGCCTTTCTGGTAGCGATTGCTGATACGATTGAGCTGTTCCTGTTTCAGGCTCAGGCGTTGCAGCTCTTGGCGCTGACGACTTAGCGCCACTGTCGCCTCGGCGGCGCTACTGCGTAACCGGCGCTGTTCACTGCTCAGGTTTTTGGTGGCGATACCGTCAGCATTGAGGGCGTCGCGCTGGCGCTGCACTGACTGGCGCAACCCGTTGTATTTGGTTTGCAGTTCAGCCGCCGCGCGCTTGGCTCCCTCCATCAGCCGGGCTTGTTGGGCGGTGGGTTTCTCAGTGTTTTTAAAGGCGATAGCCAACGCCGCCGCGTCTTCTTTGGCTTTTTTCAATGCCTGTCCGGTGACGGCCAGTTGGGCGCTGGCCTTGCGGAAACCGTCAATTTTCGCCGCCTGCGCATCAAGCGATTTGATGCTGCTTTGCGTGTTGCGAATGTCGCCCGTGAGGGATTTACTGGCGGTTTGAATGGCTTTAAACGGGCGGGTAGCCTGGTCTACTGCTTTGAGCAATACCTGTAACTGTAAGCTCTTACTCATTGTTTGCTGCTCCACTTCGTAGCAGGGCTTTATGACGCCAGCGCACCAGCTCGGTAAGGCTCAACCCCCAAAGCTCTGACGGCGGCCAGTGAAAAATGGCGGCAATATCCGCCATCAGGTCATCAACTTCCAGTTTCGGGTCGAGTTTTACCCCGCCTGTTTCGGCGACAAAAAACCAATCACCTTGCCCGCCAGTGCCACAAGGTCTGGCAGTTCTAAACGGCCACATTCGGCGGCGGTCAGTGTCGGTGAGGTGATACGGGGCAACACAATAATCAAGGCATCCACATCAGAATGAGCGACATCTGACAGTCGCACCCCACGCAATGAACCCGCATTGGGGCGGTAAACTTCAATTTCAGTAATCAGGGTATCGCCACGTTTGAGCGGGGTTTCCAGTACCACCAGATTCTCGTTAACCTCGGCGGCGGTTTCAGTTTTAGCAGTCACTTTTTTCATGAGTTTTTCCAATTCAGTCAGTGAGGCCAGCGGGTGAACACTGGCCGTCAGGGGTTAGCGGCCAATGGCCTTGCGTTGGGCTTCCAGCAGGTCTACGCCGTTAACCATTTCAATCAGGTTAACCACGTCAATCTCCATCACCACCTTGCTATCAATGGTCAGCTTGTAGTAGGTGCATTGGGTGGACACCTTGGTTTCCGTGTCTTCCCCTTGCTTGGACTCGCCACCATCAATCTCTTTATGACGGCCACGAATTTCGACCTCTACCGCAGTGACCTCGCCAGTGTCGTCACGCTGATAAGCCCCGGCAAAACGCAGCGGAACCGCGTCAACTTTGGGTGTTCCCCATTGCTGCAACACCAGCTCGTCAATGCCGCCCATCGACCACTCCATGGAAAGCGCATCGTCATCCAGACCCAAATCAATCGGCGCGACGCCATTCATCCCGCCGCCTCGGTAGTTCTCCAGCTTACGGGTCAGTTTTGGCAGGGTGATTGAGGACACGATCCCCATGTAATCCCGGCCATCGTTAAATACATTCATCAATTTCAGCTTACGTGGCAGTGCCATAAGTCAGGTTTCCTTAGCTGTTGACGGCAGCGGCAAAGTTCACCAGATATTTATCGGTGATGCGCTGGCGTAAGGTGAGGTCTTCCAGTGGTGGCACTGGGGTGTAGTCGTAATCGATAAACAATTTGCCCGCTTTCAGGGTATCTTTATCGTTGGCGCTGTCGTCATACCAGCAAGCGCCGTCAATAATCAGCCCGGCGGATTTCATTTCGCGAAATTTGGCATTGATGCTGCCAATCATGTCTTTAACCAGCGTCGGGTGCATCGGGCGGTCAATCGCCCACAATTGCGCCTCGGCCATGGTGTCAGCCAGAATCTGCGCGGTGCGGGTGTAGTTCTCAAAGGCAAATAACGGGTCGTCAGAGCAGGTACGCGAACCCCAAAACTTGAAGCCGTCTTTACGGATGAGCGTGGTGACGCAGGCTTGGTTTAGCAGGTCAGCATCAGTGCCAACGGTCTGCAAATCCCAGTAGACGCTGGCAGAGATACCGGTCACGCCATTCACGCCGACGTTAGACAGGGTTTTATGCCAGCCCGTCTCTTGGTCAATCTTGGCTCGCAGACCCAGTGCGCGGGCGGTGGCATAGGCAATATCGGTACTGTTGGCGGTGGTGTTCCAGCTCAGGAAGTCCGGCCAAATCAACATCAGCTCACGCTGACTGAAATTGTCCCGGTACAACATCGCTTCTGAAATAGTCTTGCAGCCATACGCGCTGATATAGCCAAAGGCGCGCAACTGCTGGCAGATACTCGCCAGTGCGGTAGACACTTGCTGATTATCCAGCCCCGGCACACCCAAAATACGCGGGCGCACACCGGTGACAGACTGCGCATCTAACAGCGCTTTCATGCCGGTGTAGCGGCCGTTCTCGTCAGTGCCGCCGATAATGTTGGAGGTGGTTTCAGCTTCATCGTTACCGCTAGCCACTCGCACTACAATGGTAACCGGGCGCGACTGTTCCGCAATCGCCAGCAAAGACGCGGCCAGTGTGCCTTTTTTACCGGCTTTACCGGCGGCGGCCAGCACGTCAGTAATCAGCACCGGGGTATCGAGGGGAAAGGTTGCGGCGTCGGCATCCTCAGCAGTGCAGACCATGCCGACAATGGCGGTGGAAATAGTGGAAATGACGCGCGTCCCCTCGTTGATTTCGAGAACGCGGACGCCGTGATGGTAATCACCCATGGGGTAACTCTCCGTTGGTTAAGGGTGAGAGTATGGTGACGGCTTACTGCGCGGGGGGCGATTGATTGGGGATGTGTGGTGGCTGGTACAACGAAAAAGCCTGAGTCGGATGACTACCTTTAATGAGACAAAGTGTTTATATACAGATAAGATATGTAAATTAACGTACATATTTAGTAGATTACTAAGAGAGCTATGATTACAAATTCAAATGCCACTCGCGTCACCCACATTGACGGAATACGGGGTGCAGCGTCGCTGGCCGTTGTAGCCTCCCATTTCTTCTGGCAAGTACTCGGTACTGTAGTACCAGAAATAAGAAACCCAATAAGTGCATTTTTTATGAATGGGGGATGCGCAGTAATTATATTTTTTATATTGTCAGGCGATTCACTTTCAATATCATTCTTTAAAAATAGAGATGAAAAAAAGTTACTCCCTATTTTTCTTAAAAGACACTTAAGACTTAGTTTTATCATATTAATAATTTCATTGGCTGTAATGGCCTCAATGAAACTCGGACTAACATATAATAAAGAAGCTGCTGTTGTCCTTAGTTCTGAAACATGGCTGGGTGAGTTTTTAAATTTTGAAGCAGGCCTGTCTAACGCAATCACTTTTGCCATCAGTAATGTATATGTCGGTATAGGGAATGATTACAATCCTTTTTTCTGGACAATGAGCTTTGAGTTATTAGGTTCATTCTTTGTTATTTTATTTTGCTATAGCTACAACCATATAAAGAACCCTGACCTGATAGCGGCAGTTTGTTATACTATCTTCGCTATTGCAGGTTCCTACCTTGCACTTTTTTTCATCGGTATGCTGTTTGCCAAGTTCCGGCAAGATGGTTTTTTTGACCGCATGGAAAAACGCATGGGGTTAATATACAACTCCATATTGATTATTATTGTCGCTCTGTTAATTTCATTTATTGCCACACAAGCATACTTATACAATAGAACAATTCTGGCTAGATTATATTTTTTCCTCTGCCCTATAATGATAGCGTTGGTTTATAGTCATTCTGGTTTGAAAAAGTTTTTCTCCTCGCGAGCGTTATTATTCCTCGGGAGTGTTTCATACCCACTGTATGCGGTGCACTTCGTAGTGATAACAACATTTTTCTCGTACATAGTGGCGACCTATCCATTAGATAGAAACGGTTTTCTGATACTTAGCACGGTGTCGGTTTTAGTTTCTTTAGTATTGGCTTATCTTTTGGAATTGATTGAACGTGTTTATCTGCGCGGACTTAATAAGCAAGTGTTAAAAATAATTAAATAGAAAATTAGGCGCAGTCTGGATGATGCGCCTTTTAATTTATCTCGGGTTACGGCCAGACGGGGACACGATAGCCCTGATTAACCGCCTCCACTAACAACCACTGCGGCAGCTCCGGCAACTCAATTAGCGGCCAGTTTTCCTGTGTCGGCCATACACGATAGCGGGCGCGGGTGGTGATAAGTTCTTCACGCTGTGCCTCTGTCAGTGGGATATCATCGATACAATAATCACTGACCATCATGGGGTCAGTTGCCACAATAAAAGCATCCCGATAACCACGGGCATCAGCGCCCATTTCATCAGCAGTAATTATTCGTGCAGGAATATTTACCCATACCGGTAATCCCTTTTTATTTGCACCGCGCATTTTTCCCACGGGCGGAAAATTAATAAATTGCGTATAAGTATCATCATCAATTTCTATCAAATCATCAGGCAATGAACCCGCACCAGTATAAATTTCTAATAAATCCTTTGGGTAAAAGCTGAGTGTTGTTGGAGAAAAACAATACATGATAAATTCCTTATTAATAACCAATGGCGAAAACCAGCGGATACACAGTTCCGCCCGATGAAGTCATATCCTGTGGCTTTAATTGCACGAAATCTCTGGCCCATGTGATGGTCTGAAACATTTTATTTTCACCGTTTGAACCTGTGCCTAATGTGCCAGCGGAAGCAAAAAGACAAATGCCAGGGAAAACCATCGGGAAATATAGGTTCACTATTGATTCATCGGAACCGGGGCTAGGAGCGCCTCTAACCCACTGCATGATTAACCCTGTTGCGGCGTCACGATGCCAGCCATTCGTCCCCATTGATGCCGTATTTCTTATATTGTTGATATAGGTGGAAAGCGCACCGCCCCATACTGTGCCATGGATATTGCCATCTACTGCCAGTGTTGCATGACCCTCGGCGCGCCCCTCACCGGCAATGAGATCACTTTTTGACAGTAATCGACCTGCACGAGAATCACCAACAGTTGCCAGTGCGCCGGGAAGCGAGACATTAGTATTCTTGCTGCTAATGGCATTAACTATGCGGCTATCATCACCCGCCGCCACAGTACCGGCTGTTGTCCCTATTTTAAGGTTTGCTGCATCACTGAGGCCAAGGTTAGCTAAAAGCCGTGCAACTGACTCCGGCCCCAGCGCCACAACCTCAGACAGTAGGTTAGCAATTTGCAAATACTGGTCGTGTGGATTGGCTGCTTTGCCATGATCGCCTAAATCTTTTGCCGCTGTCTCAACGGCTGTTTTAACGGCTTTCGGCGTAGCTGCCAGTGCTTCGCTATTGCTGTCAATGGCACTGCTATATTTTGCAAAACCTTTGGCGGTTAGCGATGCATCCGGGTGATTGCGTGATTTTTCGTGTTCAGATAGCAGTTTGTCGGCGTACTGCTTAACCTCAATCGCTATATCATCCACATACTTACGTGTCGCCAGCACCACTGACGGGTCGATTTTCAACGTAACCGCCGCCGTGCTGCTGACAATCAAAATCACCCGAATGGTTTGGGTGCGGCCGCTGCCCTCTTGCAGTTGTGGCTTATAAGTTTCGGCGCAGTTGGCAATGGCAATCAAATCACCGTCTTTATCCAGCAAGCCAATTTCCCGAATCCACCACCCGCCCTCGGTTTCAGGGATAACCTGCTCCGCAATAATCTGGCTGGTGTTTACCGGGTCAACGGTCAGCATATTAAGAGCCGCCCGGCGTTGCTCATTTACCAGTTGGGTTTGTGCTGGGTTCGGCGTTGGCAGGGTTCCGCCGCCATCCCCGACCGCCATTTGGGTAATCTCTAAGCGGGTGCCGAGGGCGGTGGCGTTCGCCAGCTTGGCCGCGCCGATGTGGGTCAGTAAAGCAAAGAATTTCGCTGTCATGGTGTCACTCTCAGGTCATCAATAATATGGACGGCGGCGCTGGCGTAATCCTCGCCGGTCACGGTTATGGTTTCAGGTAAATACGGGTATACGGTTAGCTCATCACCGCTGTAACTGGCGGCGGCGACATATAGCGAGCCGCTGCTGTCGAGATTGATAGACAGGCCGACTAAATGACGGCTACAGGGCTTGGCATCTTCAATCAGGCGTTCTAACTCCTGATACATTTCTTCGGTAATGCCGGTTTCCAACACACCCACATCCAACCGAAAGGTGCCGGGTGTTTCGTTGGTCTGCCACCACTCAATCACCTTGATGAGATAGCCGAGCGGCTCAACCACCCGACGAATTGCGCCAATGGTGCCTTTGTGTTTGTGCACGTACTGCGAGGACTTCACCACCGCGCGCTTGGTGGCTTCCGGCCATTTCTCATCCCAGCGGTCAACCGAATACGCCCACGCCAGATAGGGCAATAATGGCAGCGGGCAAGTATCGGCGTTCCAGAGCTGGCGAATGGGGACAGGTGTGTTTTCCAGTTCGGCGCAGGCGCGCGCGGCGGCCACTTCCAGCACCGACGAACCGACAGGCAACAAGCGGTCAGTCATCCGTCCCCCCAACTGTGATGGTGCTGCTGGTACAATAAGCGGCTTGGGTTTTATCCAACACCACGTCAGCCAGTGGGGCATTGATGACTACCCGCTGGACGCCCTCAACATGCAGCGCGGCATAGAGTGCTGACAGGCGAATGTCACGGCCAAGGCGGCGTTGGGCGGTAACAAAGGCAGTGAGTTTTTTCTCGGCAGCCACGCGCACCGGTTCCGCCTCTGGCCCCGGATGCAGATAGAGCACCGCGTCAATCTCATAATCTTCAATGCGGGCGGACTGCACCGTCACCCGGTCAGCCACCGGCCGCGTGTTTTCATCATTCAGTGCGGCCTCAACCACGGCCAGCAGCTCGTTTGAGGCTTCGCCATTACCCTCACGCGATAACACCGTGACCGTGACACAAGCGGGTGTCGGACTGATTGCCGATGCATCGGCCACACGGCCGTCAGCGCTTTTGGCGTGATATTCATAAGCACCCGTTGGCCCTGCGACGCTCAAACCCTCAAAGGCTTGCGGGATACGCACCCGAAAATCACTGTCAGATTCCATCACTGACTCAATCGGCGGAATGGCCGTGGGGTCTGCTGGGATAATCACCAGCCGCTCAACGTTGTTATTTGCGCCAAGCTGGTCTAAATCACTGCCGACGGCATAGGCCACCATCACCGCGCGGGCCGCGTCATTGACGCGTTGGCGCAATATCACCTCACGGTAGGCGTTTTCCTGCAACAGCTTGACCAGCGGCTCCGACTCCAGTGACAGGGTACGGGCCACGGCGGCGCGCTGTTCCTCCGGATAAAGAGAAATCAGCGTGGCTTTGCGTTCCGCCAGCAGGGTTTCATAATCCAGTTCTTCCACCACAAAAGGCGGGGGTAACAGGCTCAGGTCAATGGTTGCCATAGGTTCAGCTCACAGGAATGGTGAATGAGAGTGGGGCCGCGCTATCGGTGCGGGTGCCAGTGATATCGACCACCATTTTTCCGTCAAAGGTGGTATCAAAAGTGATGCCCGTCAGCTTGACCCTCGGTTCCCAGCGCAAAATAGCGCTGTAACTGGCGGCCATGATTTGCAGTCTCAAGGCCGGATTTTGTGGCTGGTCAATCAGCTCGGAGAGCAACGAACCATAAGCGCGACGCATCACCCGCGAACCGACGGGCGTAATCAGAATGTCGGCGATGGATTGGCTGATATGGTCAGCATCGGTAATGGTCTGCCCAGCGTTGCGGCTCATGCCGAGGTATGTGGCTGTTGTCATTGAATCCCCTCCGTGTAACTACCACCGCGCTGCACTCCGCCGTGGTTATGGTTATCAACCACCACGCCATTAGATGAAAACTGGCCGCCAGCGTGTTCGATATTGCCGCTCATCTTGCCGCCGCTTTTCACGTTCAGTGTGGCTGTGGTCAGGTTGTTGGTGCATTCCACTTCGGGTGTGTCCAGCAAGATTTTGACCGAGGCGGCGCAGGTGATATTGGGGGCGGTGATAGTGACCGATTCAGCCGCATTGATAACCGCCGTTTTGATGCCGTCAGCCAGCAACTCGCCGCTCTCAGGTTCATAGTGCAATGTGGCACCGTCAGGAAAGGCGATATACAGGCCATCCGCCGAGGCCGACGGTGGCGGGAAGTCATCAGAGAAAATACCCGGCAGCACAAAGGCGGTATCGAGCTCACCGCCAAGGGACAATATCAATACTTGCTCACCCTCAGACGGTGCCCACCATGATCGCGATTGACCAGCGCGCAGCGTCAGCCAGTTTAACCAGCCGGTGGTATTGTCCCCTGTCGCCACACGGCACAGGGCTTGGTCGAGATCGACCTCGGCCACCGTGCCAATACGGACAAGGTTGCGCAGCAGGCGCAGAATTTCAGTGATTTGGGTTTGAGTTTGCATGCAGAAAGGATGCCGCCCAACAGGTCAGGCGGCAATTTATGCGGGTTTTGTCAGAGCTGGCACAACATGAAAACTCAGCTGTTATAGTTTTTTTCGATGACTTCCATACATTCGGAATGTGCTGTTTTATGGTCGTCAAACTCTTTATTAAAAAACAAGAAGAATGCTTTTTTTATTTGAGGCATTTCAATATAAATAAACTCATCTACTTTATGAAAGAAATAAAAACTTTCATTTTTTGTTTTAAATGTTAATAGTGAATTAAATTTATTTTCTTTTCTTTTTTTAGTTAGTTCTCTCCGGCTTCTTCTAATGATGTTAAATACTTTATTGGGAGTGGTATCAATATCGCCCCAAAACATCGCCACAGGAATATCTGACAAGAAAGGAATATAGTCTTTCCCCTTGTATCTCAGGAACCGCGAACGGAGATCCATTAGTTGTAGTTTAAAACCTACATACTGTAGCCACCAGATTAAGCAATCTATTTCATAGTTGTTTAGTTCATCGCACTCTTTTTCCTGTAGCAGCCTTTTCAGATAATCCTCAAAAGCACCCAATATCTCGGAGTTGCACGTTCTACATGCTGGTATTGTTGTCTTAATATAACTAGCTGACTGATTATTTTTTGTGTTTATGAGAGATTTTTTTTGATTCGCTTCAAATGCCCACTGCGGAATGACGTGCTCTCGTGTTATTTCATTTTCACTTCCGCAAAGTACGCAGATTTCTGCATTATGATCTGCAATAATTTTACTCATTACTAAGTTTTGCGAGTTCTTTATTTTATTTCTCAATAAACTAAATTTTTTATCCATAAATCAATCATCGTTTATAAGTTATCTGAGAGCTTTATTAGTAACTCCTTTTCAATCAACTGTATAGAGTCTTTATCAAACCCCAACAACGGCCGCTCGTCATACTGCACATCTTTGCTGTGCACGTTCGGACGGTCACGCAGGCCAAAATGGTGCACTGCCGCCATTTGTTCCACGCGCCCGGCAAACTCGACCACCGCCTCATTAGGGCTACTGTTGGCTTTCATATAGCGGGCGGTGCGCAACTTGGCGAACATTTCCCGCTTAATCCGGCCCTTGGGTTTACGCAGTGGTTGAGATTTACGCGTAGCATACGGGGTGCCGTCTGGCGCTTGCTGGCGTTTAATGCGTTGCTGTTGACTGGCGCGCAGGCGTTTGGCAACTGTGGCCGCCAGCGCTTTGCGCGCCTTGGGGGTTAAGTTGGCAATCAGCCCGGCCAGTGCATCATCAAAGGGTTTCAGCTCATTCATTTGACTGTTTCACCGTTGAAATAGATAGCTGTTGGCCGTGTTGGCGCGCCCGGCCAAGTCGGTTCCAGCGCATGGTTAACATGCAGTGCGCCATCGACCTCTTTCACAATGGCCCGCTCAGTCAGTTGCAAGTCGATACGGATATCACTGAGCACATCGCTAATCACATCAATCTTATGAATAAAGCCGCTGCGGCGCTTTTCTTCTGTCGCCATAATGTCCGGTTGATGCTCCCGCAGCCATGCCAGTATTGGCACAAAGAGATAATCAACATCACTGGGGAAATCCTCAATAAACAGCGTCAGCGTATATTGATTCTCAAAAGAGAGCGACGGGGCCAGCGTTGAGACAATGCGCCCGCCATCAACAAACATTTTCAGCCGCTCCGGGTTAGTCTGGAACAGCGGCAGACTGTCGGTTAAGGCTTGGCGTAGCAGTTTGGGTTTTAACATGATGCTGTTCCTGACACTGTTTAACGGCTTCCACTTGCAGCCCACAGGCCACCAGTGCGGTTTCTAACTGACGGATATCGGCACTTAAATCACCGTTAACCGCCGGACTGCTGCCCGGTAGCGGGCAACTGTTCACTGTCGGACAGCCAACGTAAATAATCGTTGGGACTGGCGAACGCGGGGCGCTGGTGCAGCCGGATAACGTCAGCAGGCAAAGCAGCAGCAAACCAATCACGCAAGGCTTTATTTTCATTGAGTAACCTTTGAATTCTCTGTTCACGGGATAATGACAAGGTGCTGGCGTGGCTCAGTGATTGCCGCAATGCCTGCTCATTGTCTGCCTGTTGCCGGGCCTCATCTTGCAAGCGGGTGATCGCATTGTCTCGGCTCTCAATCCCAGCGGATAAGGTGCCAATAATTCGGTTAGCACCGTCGATATCGTGGCTCAGACGGTTGGCATGCCACCCGAGTGCAACCAATAACGCGACTATCACCATCATTGCTATACGCATATCAGACCCCGCTCAGGCAGTACATTTGTTCAGTGGTGCGGCGACGTTCTAGCCCTTTGGTTTTTACACCATTGACATAGACCCAGCGCGGCAACTGATTGCAGGCGCTGCGCCAGTCGCCTTTGTTGACAAAAAAGGCCAGCGTCGAGCGGCAAGCCGCGCCGGTGCCGACGTTAAAAGCGAAACTCACCACTGCGTCATACACCGGTTGTGGCATGGCAACCGGCATACAGACGGCGATTGCCTGCTCAACCCGTTGCACATCCGTCACCAGATTGACCGCCACCTGCCTCTCACTAATCACGCTGCCCGGCTTCACGCCAGCCGTGTGACCGATGCCATTTGTCCAAACGTTGGCGCTGCATTGGTAGGCGTTGAGCTGGCAGCCCTCATAATCGGCAATCAGTTTTAACCCAGCAGCCGATGTTTTTAAGGTTTGGTAATTTGGCAAGGTGGCGGCCAGCGCCAGAATGACCCCGACCAGACAGCGCTTAACGATTGAGTTCATCGAACACCTCCCGCCTAATACTCAGTTCTTTCAGCAAGAAATAACTCTTGCGCCGGTAATACCAGTTAATAAGACAGGTCGCCGCAGCAGCCAGCGCCGCCACATAAAACGCAATATCTTGCGGACTCAGTGCGCCAATAAACGCTAACAACAGCGCAAAAACATAAGCTAACGCAGAGCTGATTTTCTCCATTTTCAATCCCATAATTGAATGGTTTCACGTTGGGCCGCCGGGGCCATGTCGGGTAACTCCACCGGATAACCGTGGGGCAGAATGGCCCCCAGTTCCGACAGCCCCGGATTTGCGTCATAGACTTGCTCCAGCACATCTTGTGTGCGGCCGTAGTGCCGCCAGCACAATGCGTCGAGCGTGTCGCCTTGCAACGCGTAAATCCGCATCAGATAAGGCCAATAATGCTGTGAGGTTGACCGGCAATGTTGCGAATGCTAATCCGCGCATCACGCCACAACTCATCAACAGTACTTTCAATAGCATCGGCGCGTTTATCACCGCGCGCGCTGGCGTCATAACCGCGATAACGCTCGGCCAGTAGTGCGGCCGTGATGGCACAGACTGCCCGCTGGTACTCGGCCAACAGGATGCTTTCGCCGTCCAGTTGCTCGGCCTGCACCTCGGCCAGTGTCTTGAAACCAGTCGCCATTTGGTCACGGCGGTACTCGAACAGTTCGGCGTTAACCTCGGAGATTGCGCCCTTGATGGTAAAACGCAGGCGCTCGGCGGTGACGGTTCCCTCAAGGCGCAACAATTCGCGCAGCTTTATCGGGTCAACCGCAGGCCAGAAAAAGGTATTTTCAATCACCGGCTCGGCCGTCTTATCGGGCCGAGGCGCGGGGATAACAACAGTGGTCATGGCAACCTCAATATCAGAATGGGTGGGCGGTGGACGATGGCGTTAACAAGATGAATTCTGTTGCGGCCATCGTGCCGCCCGGCTCGGGGAGCGTTCGGGTTAGCGGCTGGCGGCGTTCTTTAACTTCACGGCCAGCCGCTCAATGTCTTTCTTGACGCCACAACCGGTGTGTAGCTGGAGTGCGCGGTGAAGATGGGACAGGGCCAGTTCGCCCCGGCCACTGTCACGCAGCACATAACCGGTGATTTTGTGCAGTTTGGCGCGCACCTGGTCGGGCATGTCTTCATCTTCCATCAGCTCAATGGTTTGCAGCAGAGGCTCAATATCAATCGGCTTACCGGTGGCATAAGCGCGCGCCGCAGCGTCCGCGACTTCCTCGGCAATCAGGTAAGCGGTCGAGCGGGTAAAACGGTCAGTTGGCACTAGCTGATAACGCAGGGCATAACGGGCGATATCCAGTGCACCGGGGATATCCCCGGCATCCAGCCGCCAAATCATGATGGTCATTACAATGGCGTCCTGCGCGCCTTTCCCCTCACTTAACACACCCGACACCCACGGCAGATAATCCGGCAAGAGTTGGCGTTTCAGCTCGGCTTTACGCTCGTTTGAACGTACCTGTTTCAGCTTGCGTTTATCTTCATTGAGCTTGAGCAACATCAACTCGTAGCCGGTGGCGTGGCGCAGCGGGTTATCCCGCTGCTGTGAGGCAGCAATAGCCGACTGTTGGATAAAGTGGCGGCGCGCAGGACTGGTCATAACTTATTCACTCCCTTCAGTCGCCGATGCGGGGGAGTTAGCATTGTTTACTGCGCCCATCAATGCATCGGCAAGACGATCAATATCTGTTTTATCGTCTTTAGCCGCTGACAAAATCTCGATGTTTTCCACCAGACAGCCGCAGGTGTAATCCTCCACCACATAATCCTGTTTAATGGATTCGTAGTTTTCGATGCGGTCACGCTTGGCGTTCTCATCGATATGGCGGCGGTGCGAGTCTTCCAGCCAGTAAATAGACAGGTTATCAAGGCGAGTGATAAAGAACGCGTTAGCCGGGAAGAACGGCACACGGACAGCCGGTAAATTGCCGATACGTTTCTGGCTGATAATCAGGTCAGCGGCGAGGGTTTCGCTGTTTTCCTGCTCTTTATTGACGAGAGGGAAATACTTATCCTGCATCAATTGACGACCTGTAATCACCACCAGTTCAGGGTCTTCCTGATGCCATTCGGCAATCATGTTATTGGTGGCATCCATCACCAGCGCGTCCAGATTGGC